CTTTTTATTTTAAAGGAGCGCAATAGCGCTCTTTTTTTTATATTTATAACTAGATATTAAGTTACTAAAATTAAATTTATAATGAAAAAATTACTACTTTGGTTATGCATGGCATTACCTTTCTTAAATGTAGCACAAGAATCAGCACCCGTAACCTTTAGATTAGATGTTAATCAAATTACCGCTAATACTCCTAACCCAGATCAAATGCAAGTTTATATTCAAACTAGCGTTACTGGATGGACTGATATACTAATGGAAGATGTTGGGGACAACGGAATTTACAGAAAAAATATTAATATAGGACACCCAACAGATGAAAATGTAGAGGTATTTTATAGATTTAAGATAACATCTTTTGGTGATAATGGACTACCCTGGACAGGATGGGAAGGAGGTCCTGATGCATCTGACTGTTTATTTGATGTAGCTACAGGAGGTGCTCCGGGAGGACCTGATAGTTTAAGAAAAGTAACAGTACCCGAAGAATTAATAGCAAATGGCACTTATGTAAATCCTTCAGGAGAATATAAATTAACCCATTGTGTTAATGTCTGTGGTAATGCACCATGTGAAGAAGAAACAACTCTAGTTGAATTTAAATTGGATATGAATGAATATCCTGATGAATATACCCAGCCTTATGTAACGGGAGAATTTAGTAATTGGACTGATCAATATCCAATGGAAGATGAAGATGGTGATGGTATATGGGAATTAGGAATAGAACTTCCCGAAGGTACTTATTTATGGAAATTTATGTTAGATAACTGGGCAGACTCAGAATTACCAGCGGGTGTGACAGAAACTTCAGCATGTTTCATACCTGATGGAAATGGTTTTATAAATAGAATTTTAGATGTTACTATTGGTGACAGTATTTCTCTTCCTTTAGTTTGTTGGGAATCATGTTTACCATGTGGAGCAGTTTTAGGGTGTATGGACCCAACCTCGCAAAATTATAACCCTTGGGCTACCATAGATGATGGTTCTTGTTCAGTAATACCACAATGTGAAGAAGGGCAGACTTTATTGCAAATAATTTATACCGGAGATAACTGGCCGGGAGAATCTAGTTGGATTTTATATGGAGATAATAACGGAGTAGATGTTACTTATGCAAGTGCACCTCAAGGATCATATAACTCAGCTCCTCCTGGAGTACCCCTTACTACTTATGTATGTGTTGATCAAAATAGCACATTAGACTTAGTTATTGAAGATAGTTATGGAGATGGTTTAGCTGGTACTACATCTGGAGGAACTGTAGATGGAAATATACAAGTTATAGCCTGTGATGGAACTATTTTATATGATTTATCAGAAAATTTCCCTAATTCAAATTTTGGTTATTTAGTTACTACCCCTCAATTTACTCCTGTTACTTGTGAAAGTGAAAGTGAAGTAGAAGGCTGTATGAATCCATTTTCAACAACCTATAACCCACTAGCTACTGTAGATGATGGAAGTTGTGGTCCTCCTAGAATAGAAGGATGTACTGATCAAGATGCATTCAACTACAACCCAGATGCTAATACTAGTGAAGTAATGCAAGGTACATATACATTAGAGATATTTGATGGAGCTTCGGATGGTTGGAACGGTACTTGGTTAGGTTTAACTCAAGGTAATTGGGTATCTCCTCAATATCAAATAGGTGCTAACGATGGTGAGAGTATTTCTTTTGAAGTACAGTTAAACATTTATGAACCTATTGAAGCTTTCTTATTTACTACTCCTAATTCTAATCAAACATTAGCTCAAATAGGGTACACTCTAACAGGTCCTTTAGGAGATAAAATTATAGATGTAGGATATTGGCAAGCAATACCATATCCTTTCGTATTAGAAGCCACTACTCCAACTTTTGGAGATACTTGTATTCCAATTATAGAAGGGTGTATGGATGAAAATTCATTAAATTATATAGAATTAACTGGAGATCCTTTAGTTGATGTGAATACTGACGATGGTTCTTGTATCCCTATAGTAGAAGGATGTATGAACCCATTAGCATTTAACTACAATCCAGATGCTACAGTAGATGATGGCTCTTGTGTTGAAGTAGTAGTAGGATGTATGGACCCAGATTCATTTAACTATAATCCAGATGCTAACACAGAAGGTGATTGTATCCCAGTTATAGAAGGTTGTATGGATGAAACTTCATTCAATTACAATGAGAATGCTAATGTAGATGATGGTTCATGTATTGCAGTTGTAGAGGGATGTATGGATGAAAATTCAATTAATTATAACCCAGATGCTAATACAGATGATGGAAGCTGTATTCCGATAGTAGAAGGATGTATGGATCCAGATTCATTTAATTACGATCCTAATGCAAATGTAGATGATGGAAGCTGCGTACCTATAGTATATGGTTGTATGGATCCAGATTCATTTAACTATAATCCAGATGCTAATACAGACAATGGAACTTGTGAACCAGTAGTCTTTGGCTGTACAGATCCAGATGCATTTAACTATAATCCAGATGCTAATACGGATAATGGGACTTGTGTGCCTATTATATACGGATGTACAGATAATACAGCATTAAACTATGATCCTAATGCTAACACAGAAGACGGTTCATGTATTCCTATCTTAGCTGGCTGTACAGACCCAGATGCATTTAATTATAATCCATTAGCTAACACAGATGATGGTTCTTGTGTACCTGTAATATTAGGTTGTACAGATAATACTTCATTAAATTACAATCCAGATGCAAATACAGATGATGGTTCTTGTATTCCTATTCTTTATGGATGTATGGATGAAACTTCATTTAACTACAATCCACTTGCAACCGTAGACGATGGTTCTTGTATTCCTGTAGTAGAAGGATGTACAGACAATACTTCATTAAATTACAACCCAGATGCGAATACTGATGACGGTAGTTGTATCCCAATTCTATATGGGTGTATGGACCCAGATTCATTTAACTATAATGCTTTAGCAACTGTTGATGATGGATCTTGTATCCCAGTAGTATTAGGCTGTACAGATAACACAGCATTAAATTACAATCCAGATGCTAATACCGATGATGGTAGCTGTATTCCTCTTTTATATGGCTGTATGGATCCTAACTCATTTAACTACAATGCACTAGCAACTGTTGACGACGGTAGCTGTATTCCAATTGTAGAGGGTTGTACAGATCCAGATGCACTAAATTATAATCCAGATGCTAATACAGAAGACTTTAGTTGTATAGAAAAAGTATACGGCTGTATGGACCCTAACTCAATTAATTTTGATCCTGAAGCTAATGTAGATAACGGTACATGTATTACAGCAGTAGTAGGATGTATGGATCCAGAATCTTATAACTATAACCCAGAAGCTAACGTAGCAGATCCTGATGCTTGTTTATATGATGCAGGTTGTATAACAGGACCAGGTGAACCATATTGGTTAAATAACCAATGTTATGCTTGGGTAATTGACGTAGATAATTATTGCTGTGAAAATGAATGGGATCCAATTTGTCAGGAAACTTACAATTACTGTGAAAACGGATGGCCAGAAGGAATGGACATAGACGGTATGTTCTCTAGAGGACTAGATAATGTAAGTATAATTGTTTATCCTAACCCTACAGACGGTATAATTAATATCGCAACTAATCTAGACATTACTTACTCAGTACGTGATTTATTAGGTAAGATTATAATTCAATCTTCAGATAAAAAACAAGTAGATTTATCTAACGTAGAATCAGGAGTATACTTCTTAACAATTAGTCACGAAGGTAAGTTATTTAATAAAAGAATAATTATAGAATAAAATGAAGAAATTATTAATACTATTTTTAGTAATCCCACTTTTAGGTTTTAGTCAGGAATCTAAGTTTAAAAAAGATCTAAAGAAAACTTTTAAGTTTGCTACTATATTTGCTGCTGTTAATGGAGGAACCTCTTTAGCAGATAAAAATCAATTTTCAGTAAATACTGGTACCTTAATACAAGATGTAATAGAGACTCCCTTTGATTATTCACTATCTTTAGGTATAAGAAAAATAGCTAGATTCCAATATGAAAATAGAGCTAATGTATTTTATAATGGTACAGAAGAATCATACTCAGATAATGCAACCTTAGGTAAAATAAAAGGATTTGAATTTTTATTTGAAGCTGATTATAGAAGAATACAAGGAGAAACATATTTAGACCAACATCACTTTTTAAGATATGTAGCTGATAATTGGGTAGCTAAAGTAGAATACCTTGTAGGTGGTTTTATTGATATAGAATATTTTCAAGCTTCTCAAAGATATAAACATAATATAACTAAAGAATTTTCTATTAACGTAGGTATTGCTCAAAGGCTATCTAAACCATATGGATATGATCCTTTACAGGAATGGATGTTAAGTAACGGTAACTTACATTATACTTATTTAGCTTTACAAGAAGGTTACAATGTAAACTTTAATGGAGGGGGAGATATAGAATACCTTAACCCCCAAGGTGCAGTAGTAGCAACAAGTACTGAAGTATGGGAAGAAGTAATTATTCCCCAAGTACTGGTTAATTACGTAGAGAAAAAAGAAGATCAAGCTCCATTAAGGCTAGAATATTCTGCCATATTTGGTTTCGATTATTATAAGTACACTAAAAACTTCTGGCTACATGCTTGGGGTAATGTAATGCCTATACATATAAAAGGGGCAGATGAATTTTCTTTTCATAATTATAATGGAGGCCAATGGACGGATTATTCTGGAGGTCTAATATTTGGTTACAAATTAACTAAGTCATTAGGGTTATTTGCAGAAGGAACATACAATAAATATTGGAATAGAAATTGGCATAATTTTTCAATGGGAGTTAATTATATAATTTTTTAAAAATGGCAAAAGAGTTAAGTGAAAATACTAGTTTTCAAATAAGCATACAAACACTAATAGGTATTGCATTCGGTATAGCTACAGTAGTAGGTATGTGGTTTGCACTTCAAGCAGATATTGAAGAGGCAAAAGAGCTTCCTATAGCACCTCCACCAGATGTTACCCGTATGGAATACGATATGAAAGATCAATTAATACGTCAAACAATTATGACCACTCAAGATGATGTTAAAGAATTAAAGGATAGAATGATTCGGATGGAAGAAAAGATTGATAAACTAAGATAAATTTGTTATGAAAAAGTTATTAATATTTGGAATATTTTTATTATCATCTTCATTATATAGTCAAATAGAAGTAAAATATTTTAATGCTGGCTGGAATGCAGCAAATGATATCGTTTGGGTTGATGAACTTTCAGATTGTGAAATTGAAAAATTTGATATAGGAACTAAACCCGCAGATGCAGGTAAATTTAAAGTAGTAGTTGTACCCACCATTATAGTATTCCAAGACGGAGAAGAAGCAGAAAGATACCAAGCTGATATTAGCTTTAAAATGTCAGCAACTAAAGAAGAAGTTCAAGATTATATTGATGAACTTATAATGAGCGCTTTCTAGTTCATATTTATCATAAAATAAATCGGTTACTAATTAATGCGTTATATATGTTAAATTATTTAAAACGTAAATGGATGGCATTTAAAAACTTATTTGATGATGATAATAACATCAATGAAAAATCAGTAGTAGGATTCTTAGCATTTGCCGTAATGGTAATATTTGCAGTAGCAGATTTATTAACAGGATATTTAGGTAAAGACTTAGTTATAAATGAATTTATATATGATTCATTTGTATTAGTAGTTTTAGGAGCTTTTGGTATAGCGGAAGCAGGAAAAATATTTGGTAATAAAAAATAAACTTATGAGTTGTTATACAAGAGAACAAATTCAGGCTACAATGGAAAGTAAAGGATATAAATACTTTACAGGTGGTGACTTTGATGTAAATATAGTTGGAGTTAGAAACTCAGATACAAAAGGAAGAGTAACAAATGCTTTTGACGATTGTGTTACTATATCATATAAAGAAGAAGGTGAATGGAAATTCTATTGTTATCAAGCAACAACAGACCCAGGTTCACATTGGGAACAAAATTTACTAAACAAAAAAGGAGTAGCAATATTAAAGCCAGGTCAATATAGAGGTTCACATAAATTAAGATTGCACCAAGGTAAGTACTTAGCTTTAGGTCAACAAAAACCAGTTAAAGTATATAGAGACAATAATAGAGATGGTAAATATGATTTACTAGAAGAAAATATTGATGAAGGTATCTTTGGAATTAATATCCATAGAGCAACTGGTAGATCCGGGGGAAAATCAATAAGAGTAGACAAATGGTCTGCAGGTTGTCAAGTAATAGCTGATAATGATGATTGGCATCAATTTTTAGATATATGTCAAACAGCTAGAGAAATATGGGGTAACTCATTTACATATACATTATTAGAAAGTAACGATATAAGTTAACAATTGAAAACAACACAAACCATATTAGCCTTTACAAGTATGTCCTTAGGATTTATATGTTCCTATTTTATGGAACTCACAATGCAAAATGCAGAACAATATCTAGCTATCACTACTTTAGTATTTGCTGATGGATTTTTTGGCATAATAGCTGGAATAAAAAGAGAAGGTTTTAAAACTTATAAAGCAATTAAAATTTTAAGAACATTAATTTTTTGGGTTATTATGTTAACCCTAATATTAGTTATCGAAAAAAGTATACCCGGAGCTGGATGGTTAAGTGAAACTATGCTTATGCCTCTAGTAATATTTCAATTAATAAGTACAGTAAAAAATGCATCAATGGCCGGATTTATTAAAGCCAACATAGTTAATCAGATACTGGATAATATTGATAAACATAAGGGCATTAGAAAATAGTTTGCCCCCTCCCTACTTTTTTATTATATTTATAACCATGCTTAAAAAAATTAAACAAGGAATGTTCCCATTCCTAATTGGATTTTCTGCCCTGTCAGTTTCAGCTTCGGCCGCTTTCTATTCAGTTAGTGGCTTAAGCAAACTTTTTGCTGGGGCTAGTTTGGAGGTTATTATAATGGCTGGTTCATTAGAATTTGCTAAATTAGTTACAGCTTCTCTTTTGTATCAATATTGGGATACAATTAATAAAACACTTAGAACATATTTATCTATTGCTACCATTATATTAGTATTAATTACTAGTATGGGTATTTATGGGTTTTTAAGTGCTGCTTACCAAGAAACATACTCTAAATTAACAGCAGTAGAAAACCAAAAAGGTTTTATTCAACAAAAAATTGACTTTTACCAAAATGATGTAGATCGATATGATGAAGAAATTAAAAGAATATCTAGTAATATTAGTACTTTATCTAATGCAAAAGCTACGTCCATCCAAGTACGAGACACCACGGTATCTGGGGGCTTTAGACAAACAATCTCCACAACTGAGCTTAGAATGGCGCAGAATAGAATTAATATTGAGGAGGAGAATCGTAAATTGGCGCAAGAAAAAAGAACAATAGCATCTGATAGCCTTCAAAAATTCCAATTACAAGTATTAGAACTTGATAATAATAACGAGGTTGCTGGGGAATTAGGACCACTGCAGTATCTATCGGGTTTAACCGGTATATCTATGGATAAAATTATAAACTGGTTATTACTTGTTATAATTTTTGTATTTGACCCTTTAGCTATATCTCTTGTAATAGCAGCTAATTTTGCATTTGCACAAGCTTACCCAAAAAAGAAATATAAAGAAAATTTATATGGAGAATACTATGAAGACAAATTTTCAGAATGGGATAATTTAGAAGATATTGAAGTAAAAGATGCTGAAGAAATAAAAACCCAAGATGAATTTATGGAAAATTTAGATAACCTTGAAAAAGTTAGAGATTGGGAAGCAGCAGAAAAAAGAATGGAAATTATAGGTCAAAACGGAAATGATGGAGAACATTATTCGGGATTAGACTTAAACCAAGATGGCATTGTAGATCAAAAAGAAATAGAAACTGCAATTGATAAAATTAAAAGGCTTGAAAATAGATTAAATGACCCTTTATCCTCTTGGAGAAGTAATAAAATTAAAAAAGAAATTGAAGAACTTAAATCACAACTGGATAATGAAGATGATACGATTAAAACTTATTAGTTTATTATTTTTTTTACCCCTTTTAACCTATAGTCAGTTAATAACAACTGACATTTTTACTGTCCAATATGACCAGGAAAAAGAACAACCCGTATGGGTAGAATATACAGTACAATGTCCTAAGGGAGATGCTTCTAGACAAGGAATGGATTTTTACAAAGATAAAAAAATCCATACTTCAGATAATGATGATTATAAAAATAATATTTGGGATAAAGGCCATTTAGCACCTGCAGCTTCATTTAATTGTGATAAAGAAACATTATATAAAACTTTTACCTATTTAAATTCAGCCCTACAACACCAAGGATTAAATAGGGGGGTATGGAAAGAATTAGAGGGGTTTGAAAGGGATTTAGCTAATTTTTATGAAGTAAAAGTTAAAGTTGAAGTATATTTTTCACAAGAAAAGGTACCTGGTGGGGCTACTATACCTTCGGGATTTAGAAAAATTATAACATTTGGGGGTAATCAATATATTTTTGCTTTTCCAAATGAAGATACTAAAGGAACTAAATGGATTGATTATTTAATAAAATAAATTATGGATAAAAACCAAATTTTAAAAATAGCAAATAAAGTATATCCCAATATTAGAGCATACTATGGTTTAGGTAAAAAAGAATACCCACCAATTGAAGTGTATAGAAATATATTTGCTAGACTAAGTGGAGAACCAGATATGGAAGGTGATGACCCTGCAGAAGCTGAATTTGACCGTAAAACCAATAAGTTATTTATATACTCAGACTTTAATGATAGTGTTGAGGATGTAATTAGAGGAGTTATCCATGAGTATATACATTATTTACAATCTGGATCTTGGATGAAAAGATATTATAGTATGGGTTATACTTATGGTAACCACCCATATGAAATTGATGCTAAAAAGGCAGAAGAAGATTGGAAGCTATTCGTGTAATATGTGGATACCTGAATAAGAGTTCGTATATTTAGGTATAAGAAAAAATAAAGGTCATGAAAAAATTTATCAAAAAGTACAAATCCCAAATTGATACAGTATCAGGTTTTTTGTTTATTGCAGCAATATTTTATACATTATATTTTGCTTTATGGGTAGTTTGCCCTTGTTAATAGTTTTAAAATAAAGTTTATGTTTGATATACCCATGTCAAGAAAAGAAGTAGATAAGCAATTATCTCAATATCAAAAAATAAATTACAACCAATTTAGGTGGTGGAGAAGCTATCAACCAAAGAATAAACCACTTGATAATCGTCAACCATTACGTGATCGTATATTTAATGGGGATTTTGATTATTCATGTTATAAAGCTCAACAATATCAAGTTGAATATCAATTGAATGATATATTAGAAGAATGTGATATGGATTATGCCAAATACCTAGAAAAAACCCAGGTTATTAGAGCACGAAGAAAACGTCTAATTGAGGATTTCGAAAAAGATGAAGCTGAGAGATTACGTTCCTTAACAGTTGAATTTACAAAATATTTCAAATGTAATAGAGAACAAGTTGAAAAAGAAATGTTAGAATGTAGTGGCTCCCTGATAGATCTTTATTATATTATAGAAGAAAAGTATAAAATAGTCCATATACCTGTTCCATTAAAGCGTAGAGGACGACCAAAAAAAGTTATATAAATGAAAGTATCACATGAAGTACCTCGCTGTTTATTAACAGCATCCCCTGAATTTAATGATTACGATTATGCCCTTCCTCACTTGTTTGACCAAGATGAAGAATATCTACAATACTTTATGGATGCAAAAGCAGATGGTCGTTATATTATAATGGATAATTCACTCCATGAATTAGGAGAAGCATATGACCATGAAAGATTACGCTATTGGGTTAGTGTAATAGAACCAGATGAATTTATAGTACCTGATGTTTGGATGAAATGTGCTGAAACAGCAGCTCAAGCTAAATACTGGAAGCAATTTAAATATCCTAAAAAAACTAAACTCACAGCTGTAATTCAAGGTGAAAATAAAAACCAAGCATATTTATGTGCGAACTTATTAGCAAATCTAGGATACGAAAAATTATGTGTATCTTACGGTGCTACATGGTATAATGATTTTTTTCCACATACTAACGCAGATATGGGAAAAGCATTAGGTAGAGTACGATTTGTACAGGGATTATTAAATTTAAAACAATTAAAAGATATTAAGTTTCATTTACTAGGTTGTTCAATACCACAAGAATTTGGTTGGTATGATAATAATCCTAGAATTGAATCAATTGACACATCAAATCCAATAATGGCTGGTTTAGAAGATGTATTGTATGATGAAAGGGGTTTAAATGTAAAACCTAAAGCAAATATGAATGATTATTTTAATATTGATTTTGATAAATTTAATTATTTAAGTGTCCTTCATAATACAAATAAATTTAGAGAAATTAATAATATTAAAAAAGTAAATATATGGCAAAGTTAACAAGAAATGTAAATTATTGTAATTACAGATGGGAAGAATATGTGCTAACAGAAGAAGAATTAGCACAATGGAAAACAGGTGATGAAGATCTCCAACAAGAAATCATAGATAATGCAGATTGGGACCTAGTAAGGGATAAACCAATTGATGATTATAGTGAACCAGAATTTGTAGAAGAATAAAGATATGGCAGAATTTATAAGACATGCATTAGGGCTTTGTGGAGAGCACTACCATCCAAATTTATGGACTCTTTTATTAGGGGGAGTTGGATTTTCAACTATTTTTTCGTATGTTCGATCATATATAAAATGTAAAATTAATCAAGCGTTTGCCTATACGCGAAATACCTGGCAAAAATTAAATAAGTAAATTATGGCACATTGTGTAGTAAGTTTAAGTGGTGGAATGGATAGCAGCACCCTATTGTTAAGAGCTATCGAGAAGTATGATACCGTAACTGGTATCTCATTTGATTATGGTCAAAAACACAGAGTAGAGCTAGAGAGAGCTCAATCATTAATTAATTACCTTGCAAGTAAAGGTCATAAAGTAAATTATCGTCAAATTAAATTAGATGGATTAGTAGATCTACTCGATTCAGCTTTAGTTACAGGTGGAGATGATGTACCAGAAGGACATTATGAACAAGATAATATGAAAGAAACAGTTGTTCCCAATAGAAACAAAATGTTTGCTTCAATTACACAAGCAGTAGCATTATCAGTAGCAAATAGAACAGAAGATGTTTGTGATATCGCTTTAGGTATTCACGCTGGTGATCATGCAGTTTATCCTGACTGTAGACAAGAATTTAGAGATGCAGATGATGCAGCTTTTAGAATTGGAAACTGGGATGCAGATAGAGTAGGGTACTTTACACCTTATTTAGATACTGATAAATTTGGTATCTTGCAAGATGGAGAAAAATTATGTGAAATTTTAGGTATTGATTTTGATGAAGTTTATAAAAGAACTAATACATCGTACAAACCCTATCCTAGTGGAAATTCCGATTATAAGTCTGCTTCTAGTGTTGAGAGGATTGAGGCTTTTATTGCTTTGGGGAGAAAAGATCCTGTACAGTATGAGGATGAAACTGGAGTGGTTGATTACGAAGTAGCAAAATCTCATGTTGAGAAAGTTCTTGCTGAATATGTATAGATTACTATTATTTATATTTTAAAACAATGAACACAGAACAATCAAATGGCAACACCCAGCTAAACTCTGAAAGAGCTAAAGTAAACCAAAGAGTAAGTAGGTATACTATGCTGGGTAGATCAAGAAAAGTGTATTGGGACGGAGTAAGAAGAAACCGTACAATTTAACTGATCTGTCTCGTGGTGTAATTGGTAACACGTCTGGTTTTGGTCCAGAAGAGTATAGGTTCGAGACCTGTCGAGACAACTAAAATTAAAAGTTATGAAAAAAAAACAAATAAATTTAAGGGCTAAAGGTGGTATTAAAATCAATGGTCAAAAAATCCCTGATCCTAAACTACACCAAAAAATTAGTTTTATTAAATCCGGAATAAGAATAGCTGGTTATTTTCTTTTGCCTTTTAGCTTGGAAATTGCAGCAGGAGTTCTTATATTGAGCGAAATAATTGGTATAATTGAAGAATTAGTATAATGAAGAAAATTTTATATTTTAGTGCAGCATGGTGTGGTCCCTGTAAAATGTTAGGCCCTATTATGGATTCAGTATCTGAAGAAGTAGCTTGGGAAAAAATTAATGTAGATAATAATCAAGAATTATCTATAAAATATGGTGTTAGAAATATTCCTACATTAGTTCTAATTGATGGGGATGGAAATGAATTGAATAGATCAACTGGAGTAATACAAAAACAACAAATAATAGATTTCTATAATGGGTAAATTTCAATCGAGTAAAGTATTTGACGGATTTAGTACAGTGTTTCGTCAATGGAAAGCAGAAACAACACACTGTAGATTTGTTCATGGTTATGGTATTTCTTTTAAAGTATATTTTGAAGGAGGATTAGATGAAAGGAATTGGGTATGGGATTTTGGTGGAATGAAAAGAGCTAAAACTCAAATCGATGGTATGTCTCCTAAAGCCTGGATGGATTATATGTTTGATCACACATTAATAGTAGCTGAGGATGATCCTTTTAAAAATGCTTTTATAGAAATGGGAGAAGCAGGTGCTGCTCAAGTAAGAATAATACCAGCTACAGGAGCAGAAAAATTTGCAGAATATATTTTTAACAAAATAAATGAATTTGTTAAAACTGAAACTGATAATAGAGTAAGAGTAATTAAAGTAAAATTTATGGAGCATGGGAAAAATGCTGCATATTATAGCGAATAGGTTATAATAGTGAATGAAAAACCACTTAAAAAAATTAACAGTATGCACAAGCAATTAAAACGTATTGAGGATTACAAAAAAAACCTCCCAATTGTTGAAGTTTACACAGCAGTACAGAGCGAGGGATCCAGAGCGGGTTACCCTACAGTTGTTATCAGAACTACTGGTTGTACACATCGATGTTACTTTGGAGAAGGAGGATGGTGTGATTCCTGGTATACTTCAATCCACCCAGAAAAAGGTCAATTTAATTTTAATGATATTATACAAAAGTATAAAGATAATCCTCATATTAAAGAGATGATGTTAACAGGAGGTTCTCCTACAATGCATCCTGCTTTAGTAAATGAATTAACACACTTTGCACATGAAAATGATATATTCATTACTATCGAAACTGAAGGATCTCATTTCCTTCCCACTGATTATCCTATTAATCTTTTGTCAATTTCTCCTAAGTTTAGTAATAGCATCCCCGTTATTGGTGTTGCTACTCCTCAAGGAGGAATTACAGACGAAAGGATGGTTAAAAAACATAATTCGAAAAGGTTGAATTATGAAGCAATGAAACAATCAATTGAATATCATTCAGACTATCATATTAAACCAGTATGGGATGGTAAAGATGAAGATGCTTTAGCTGAGATTATGGAATGCATTGAAAAATTAGATGTTCCTCAAGATAAGGTATGGTTTATGCCTGCAGGTGATTCAAGAGAAGGATTGTTTAAATCATACCCTGTATTATTTGATTGGGTCAGAGATAATGGTTATAGAATGACTTGGAGACCCCACATTATAGCATTTGAAGATCAAAGAGAAGTATAATGAATAAAATTTGGAGGTATTGGGCTAGAGCATTAGGTGAAAAGGTAGGAGAAGATAATAAAAAAGCAGATACTGTAGCTTGGATTAGAACTTTTATTATAGCGCAAGCCGTAATAACAAACCTGCTTATAGCTATTAACATTTTAATAGTTTGGTTTGGATAAGCAAGAAGCCCTTCATATATTAGAGGAAATCGAAGAGAATGTAAATACATGCTGTGCTATAACCATGGAGCCAGATGATGTATTAGTATTAATAGATAAATTAAAAAGTTATATAGAGAATGGAGAACAAACGTAGAAAAATCCACGAAGAATTAGAAGTAGTAAAAGTAGGTTATGCAAACGGGGTTGCTGAAGGATTCCCCTTCACTAACATAGAAAAAGCAAGAATGATTGATGATGCAGAAGAAGCTTATGGTAAGTTTTTGGATGCATTAAAATGTGATTGGAGAGAAGATCCCAATTCAATGGAAACACCTAGAAGGGTAGCTAAAGCTTATGTGAACGATTTATGGGCTGGTAGATACACAGCTATGTCTCCTATTACCTCATTCCCATCAGATGGTTATGATGGTATTATTATAGAACGTAATATACCATTAACTTCAATGTGTTCTCATCACCACCAAACAATTGGAGGTGTAGTTCATATTGGTTATATAGCAGGAGAAGGTGGACAAGTAATTGGTTTATCCAAATTAAATAGAATTGTAGAGTTATTTGGCCGTAGAGGAGCAATCCAAGAACAATTAACATCAGCTATTCATAATGCCGTAGATAAAATTACAGATGGAAATAAAGGTGTAATTGTTACTATAGTTGGAACACATAATTGTGTAAGTTGTAGAGGTGTTAAACATCAAGGTGCAGCAATGGTTACCACAAAAGCATCAGGTGTATTTAGAAAAAATAAAAATTTAGCCCGTAAAGAATTTTTTGATAGTTTAAAAATTAATAACGGAGGACATAATATATAGCTATGTTAAAATTAGATAATAAAAAAATATCAGTTAGTTGGTGGGATATGACAGATCTTATAAAAGATTTAACAAAAAAAATCCCATTTGAAGTACCTTTAGCGGATTCAATTTATGGGATACCAAGAGGAGGTTTAATCCCTGCAGTAATGTTATCACATTCAACAGGTTTACCACTAGTAGATACAATTGGCAAAAATACTTTAGTAGTAGATGATATGACAGATAGTGGGGTTACTATGGATAAAATGCCTGGACAATTTACAGCTGTGTTATATCATAAACCCCATACCTCTATTTTCACCCCTAATGTATATTCTAAATTACATGAAGGAGATGAATGGTTAGTATTTCCTTGGGAAGACTTTAAAGCCCCAGCCAAACAAGATTATTTACAATCAGATGAATTTTTAGAATTTGCAGAAAGAGAGGATAACTCTGTGGCTAGGTCAGAAATAGATAGTAAATTACATACCATAGGAGGATTAACAAATGATAAAGAGGGATCATTTATGAAATTTCAAAATAAAATAGAAAAAAATGGGTAAACAATTAGAATTATTTAGCAAAGCCGACGTGCCCTTTGTTAATGAAGTAGAAACTTTTAATCGCACGTTTAATAAACCGAATAATTATGAGCCAACAATACCAGAAAAAAAGGAATGGCAATTCGTATACGACTTTGTACTTGAAGAATTGGAAGAATATAGACAGGCTTGCGAAAACGGAGACATCGTGGAAGTTTTGGATGCTATTTGTGATATTACTTACGTTACCCTTGGCAACGCCACTATGTTACATGGTCTTAAAGATAAGATATGGCCGGCCTATCAAGAAGTACAAGCAAGTAATATGTCAAAAACTTGTGCAACTGAGGAAGAAGCCATGGAGACTGTCACCAAAAGAAGTGAAGAACAGTCTGAGCCATGCCATTATGAGAAAGTCGAGGACAGATTCGTAGTGTATAGAACAAGGGATAGAAAGGTTATGAAAGCGCTTTCATACTTCAGGCCCGATTTACATCAGTTCTTTACAGGAGATGAATTGCAAAAATCAAAACCTCAACAACATTTAGGCATCTAGAGGGAACGGAAATGGGAACGGCACATATGTATAATAAAATATAATATGAGAACGTGCCCTAAATGTAAAGAAACTAAATCCCTTACAACAGAAAATTTCTATCGAAATAAGTCTGAAGTAGGGGGGTTTCAATACACTTGTAAAGTTTGCCATAAATCCCATTATAAAAGAAAAAATAGCTATAAAGGGTATATTAAAGGAGCCAATTTAGCTTATAAAAATAAACGTTATAAAAATGACCCTGAATATAGGTTAATACATCAACTTAGAGTTAGAGTTAACCAATATCTAAAAAAGGGTAATCAAGATAAAACAATTGATTTTCTTGGTTGTTCTATCAAAGAATGGGTCGTATATTTAGAGCAACAATGGGATGGTAATATGACATGGGAAAACCATGGTACCTATTGGGAAATAGATCATATTCACCCATTAAGTAAAGGTGGTAGTTTTCATTATACGAATACTCAGCCAATGGAAGTTGTAGAGAATAGGAAAAAAAGTAATAAGGTTATATAATGAGTAAGAAAGATAAAAAAGTATACGAAATTGATGGTAAAAAATTAACTATCCAAGAGCTATTTTGGAATTATGAAAAATATCAAGATAAAGTACGAAGTGGTGATGTAATACATTTATATAAAAAAACACCTCCTGAAGATAAAGAATGGGAAAAATATTTAAAAGCACATAAAGGGATATAATGTATAAAAAATGCTATTCAACAAGATTAGGACACAATAAATACAAAATTCATTTATGGGACGAAGGTGGCTATAATGAAATTGAATGGCATAATCCTGCT